GGCGCAGAAGAAGGAATTGCAGAAATAATGTCACCAATATTAAAAAATGCTACATATTCCAAAAATGAAAAAGTAGATTGGAATAATGTTATTAATAGTGCAATAGTAGGTGGTATATCTGCTGGAATAATAGAAGCACCAAATACAGTAAGTAATATATCTAATGATATAAGACAAAATAAGAATAATACTAAATTACCGACTGTTAATGATTTAGTAAAACAAGAAAATAATGCTAATTTTAATAATACAATTTTGCCTACAATTAATGATTTTACGAAAAATAATACAACTGAAAAAACTAATATTTTTTCTAAACAAATAGATGAAGTATTGAATGGTACATATCCTAAAAAAGATATGTTAATTGTAAGTGAAAGTACACCACAAATTTTACAAGAATTAGGATTAAAAAATTTTCCTATAACTATGACTCAAAAACATTTGGATACTATTATGAATAAAGAAGGTAAATATTCTGGGGCTAATTATCACAATTTAGGAGTGGATGTTGTTAAACAATTACCAGAAGCATTAGCAAGACCATTGAATGTATTAAAATCTTCAACAAAAAATGATAGCATTGTCGTAGTAACAGATTTATCGGATCTTAATGATAATATAGTTATTGCTAGTATCGCAATAGATGGAAAAGGAAGAATTAACGACATAATAATAGATAGTAATGTAATGACAAGTGCATATGGCAAAAATAATTATGATATTTGGATGCAAAAAAATAAAGATAATATAATTTATGATATAGATGAAGACACAAAAAAAGGAAATAGTACGAGGATCCAATATCCAAGAAGTACTATTCCCTTTGTTGCTAATAATATACCACAATCCACCCAAAATGTCAAATCTAGCATATTACCTATTACTAATAATATTCAGAATAATGATAATAATACTATAAATATGTCAACGGTTGAAAATAAAAAAGTAACAAATCCAATAGAAATTTCTAAATTAACTAGGCAAGACTCAAATACAACACCAATACTAAAAAAAATAAATGTTAGTACAGGAGATGGTGAAAGCAAATTTGCATCAAATATAAGAAATAAAACAGATATGTTAAGCGAAAGTAGTAAAGATTCAATACTATCAAGTGATGATGTTAGGTTCTATGAAAAAGTAACTAATCAAGAGAGTTTAGACAAAGCATTTGAAAGATTGAATAAGAATGGTAAAAGTGAAACTGAAAATTGGTTAAGAAAAAATAGTGAAAATGCAACAAGTGTAGATGTTGCTGAAGGATGGATATTATTAAAACAATATCAAGATAGTATAGCAAAAGAAACAGATATAAATACAAAAAATGAATTAAATAGATCCATGGTAGAGGTAGCAAAAAAACTTCGAGAAATAGGAACTAAAGCAGGTCAAACGATACAAGCATTTAATATCCTAAATAGATTAACACCTGAAGGAATGGTCTATTATGCACAATCAGAATTATCTGAAGCATATGAAATAATGTCTAAAAATAAAACTAAAGAATGGATTGATAGCAATAGAGATAGATTTGAATTAACTCCAACAGAAACAAAAAAAATTATGAATATAATGGAAGAAGTACAACAAATGGAAGATGGATATGATAAAAGAGTAAAACTTGCTGAAATTCAAAAATTAATGACTGATAAATTACCGCCAGAAAGAGGCGCAGGAATTAAATCTTGGATGAGAATATCGATGTTGTTTAATCCTAAAACCCAAGTTAGAAATGTTATGGGTAATGCAGTTATAGCACCAGTAAACACTTTTAGTGATTTATTTGCTAGTATAGTGGATGAACAAATTGCAAAGAAAACGGGCATAAGAACAACAGGGAAAACAAATTTAAAAAGTTATACTCAAGGATTTAAAACTGGTTTATATCAATCTTATAATGATTTTAAGAAAGGTATAAATACAAGAAACATGCAAGGTAATAGGTTCGAAGTTACTCAAGGAAAATCATTTAATGATAATAGCACAATAGGTAAACAACTAAATAATGTTGATAGATTATTGTCATTTATGCTAGATGCTGGTGATAGAGGATTCTATGAAGCATCATTTACAAATTCTATAAATAATCAAATGATATTAAATAATACAACGGAAATAACTCAAGATATGATAGACATAGCAACAAGTGAAGCATTATCTAGAACATGGCAAGATAATAATAACTATACAAAATTTGTTTTACAAACAAGAAATGCATTAAATAAAATTAATATCAAAGGTTATGGATTAGGAGATGTTTTAATTCCATTTGCAAAAACACCAGCCAATCTAACTAAAGCTATTATAGATTATTCGCCAGTAGGAATGATTAATGCTATCAATAGTGGAAGAAATTTAAAGAACTCAATAAGCAATGGTCAATATAATGCAAAAATGCAACATCAATTTGTTCAAAATTTGGGTAAAGCAACAGCAGGAACAATGTTATATATTTTAGGATATGCATTAGCTAAAGCTGGAATAACCAGTGGTGAAAGTGACGAAGATAAAGATGCAAAAGACTTTATGAAAAATACATTAGGAGTTAGTTCATATTCAATAAAAATTGGAAATAAAACATTCACATATGACTGGGCACAACCAATAGCAGCACCACTGTCTATTATGGCAAATATAGTAAATAAACAAAAAGAAGGTGCAACATTAACAGAAAATATAATAAGTTCGTTAGATACTGCTGGAAATATATTATTAGAACAATCATTTATGGAAAGTATAAACACAGTATTGAATAATAATGATGGAATAGTAACTGGTATTCAAGAAGCAATACTAGAATTACCATCAAGAGCAATACCAACTTTGATGAAACAAATAGTTGATCTAACAGATGATACCCAAAGAACTTCATTTGAATATGATAAACCTCTTAAAACAGCGGTTAACAAAGTGAAAGCAAAAATACCTGGATTAAGTAAAACATTATCGTCAGTAGTTGATACAATGGGTAGAGAAGTTAAAAGATATGGTGGAAAGAATAATATATTTAATGTATTCTTGAATCCAGCAAATGTTAATACTGAAAATATAAGTGAAAGTGCTCAAGAAATATATAGAGTATATAAATCAACAGGAGATAAAACTGTGATGCCTAGAGTGATACCATATTACTTTGATGAAAAAGGTGTAAAAAGAACACTGACATCTTCAGAAAGAAGTGAGTTCCAAAAAATATCAGGTGCGATAATTGAAGAAAATGTTGCAAATTTACTTAATAATATAAATTATGTGAATATGAGCGATACTGACAAATCAGCAGTTCTTAATAATTTAGTCAATTATGCTTACAATAAAGCAAGATATGAAATGTTTGGCACTGAGATGAGTAATCAATATAATAAAGTTAATGAATGGACTGAACAAGGTGGAACAGTATCTGATTACTACGCAAACAAAGAAGAATGCGATTATTCTTTAGAAAATCCGAAAAAATATAATACGATAACTACATTTGATTTAAGTTATGAAGATTATACAAAATATGCAAAACAAATAAGCAATATTAAAGAAAAATACAGCGATACTGATTCAAGAAAGTATGCTGTATGGCAATATATTCAAAATCAAAAAATAACAAAAGTACAAAAGATATTGTTATACAACTTATGTGGTGGATACAGTATTTCCAATTATAAAGATTATATATTTAATTATATAAACAATCAAAACATAACAAAAACAGAAAAACAAGAAATATGGAAATATTTATATGAATAAGAAGGAGGAGAAATATGGTAAAAAATCCAAAATATGATAATGATTTAGTTATTCTAGGATACCTTAATCAAAGATTAAATGAAACAGAAAAAACAGTAAATAGTAATAACAAAGAAGAATTATCAAAAATCCCAAAAAATTATAGTTCTCCTCCAATTACTCCATATTATAAAGATAGCTTATTATGTTATAACAATAAAATTTATAGATGTATTGCATCAAGGTTACAAGGTGTATTTTCGTGGGACGATTGGAGTGTTGTAGCTACAGATGATACAACTATAAGCGATTTTATAAATAATACTTACGAAGTAGAAAAATTAGAAATACAAGAACAAATAGATGGCAAAGTACAAACATACTATCAAGAAATTGATCCTGCTTTAGAATGGAAAACAGATTTAGAAAAATTCAAACACACAGGAGATTACTGGTATAATACAGCAAATAATACACAATGGAGATATAATCAAATTACGACTACCTCACCAATCACTTACGGTTGGGGACAAGTAAATGTTCCTAATGCAGTATTTGATCTAATAGATAAGAAAAAAAGTATATATACAGAAAAACCAACATCGTATAAAAAAGATGATTTGTGGGTAATTGAAGATACAGTTTTGGATGAAGATTTGCCAATAGGAACTACTGAAAATCCAATTGCAAGAGGCGATTGGGTTTTTTCTATTACTGACAGCAATGTTTATAACAAAGAACATTGGATAAAAAGAGATGAAAAAGTGGATATAACATACTTAGAAACTCATTATTATAATACTGAAGTATTGGATACGAAATTTACGGTTTTAGAAAGTAATGTTGATTCAAAAATAACAAAAGCAAAAGATGAAATAGAATTACAAGTGAATCAAAATTATACTACAAAAAAAGAAACAGAAACCATAGTATATGATTATGATGAAAAAATAGGAAAAATAAATAATACATTAACAACATACGGAGAGAATATTTCTAATCTGTCAGTAGAAAACGGAAAAATATCAGCAAGTGTAACTAATGTTGAAACAATAGTTAATGAAACAGCAGTCAATTTAAATAATAATTATATGCCTACTGAGCAAATAAATGCTCAAAATGACAGTTTAAAAAAGGAACTTGAATATACAACAACAAAAATGACAGAGTTATCTACTACTATTGATGGAGTTAATATTACTGTTAAAACATTAGGTGCTACAATAAGTGATATGAACTATGCATTTAAAACGGATGCTTTGACAATTTCAACATATGAAAGTAAAATAAATTCAAAATTTGATAATATGGGGGTAAAGGTTTACAACTATGAAAAATTAATGGCTATTTTTAATCATAAAGGAACTGGTGTTGGAGATTTGATTGTTACTGGAACTGCTCAAATAGGTTATTTAAAATTTATGAAATCAACAAAAAACAGTAAACCAATAACAGCAATACATCATATTATAAGTGAAATTCAAACATTGGAAGATTTGGAGAGTGGTGAATAATGGCAAGAACTCTGAAACAAACAAAGACCAAAGTTGGTAGTACTTCAAGTTCCGTATGGACTTGGAGGCAAATAGTTAAGGAATATTTTGAAGATGATTATATTACTACAAATAAATCAATAGTAGTAGTAGAAAGCCAATTAGGGAGACCTCCTGGCCAATCATCACAGTCATTTGGAGGAACTGCTACTACAAACATTACCCAGGATGATGATAAAAGAAATGAAACACAAACATGGATTTATGGTAACAAATATATATCAGGTGGTGGATGGTTTACAATTCAAACCGAAGAATTTGAAGTAGAGCACGAATCAGACGGAACAAAGAAAATAACTGTTAGTTCAAGTCTTTCTACATCAGATTTTAATCCAAATTCAGCAAGTGCAACTGATAAAATTGAACTTACAACGATACCTAGGGTGAGTAAAATAACTTGCCCTAGTTTTAATATTGGAGATTCAACAGTAATTAATATAGAAAGATACAGCTCAGAATTTAAGGATACTATTATTTGGACTTTTGGTAATCTTAGTGGAACATTAGCAACATTAACAGAATTAACATCTATAGGTTTTACACCAGATAAAGATAAATTCTATCAACAAATACCAAATAATAAAAATGGCAAAGGTACTATTACCTGTAATACTTATAAAGATGATACTCTAATAGGAACATCTACTTGTGAATTTACTGCTTACACTGTAGAAGAAAAACCAGATATAACATCAACAATTGTTGATACAAATGATACAACGATAGAATTAACTGGTAATGAATCAACAATAATTAAATATATGAGTATACCGAAAATAGTGATCGATGCTACTGCCAAAAATAGTGCCACAATTAAAAGTTATTCATTAATAACAGGTGATGGTAAAACATCTACTACCCAAGAAACATCATTATCTGATGGTATAGCTAGTAATAAATATACAATAGGAGCAACTGATAGTAGGGAATATAGTAATTCAGTAGAACAAACTATCTCAAATTATATTGATTATGTAAAATGTTCATTTATCAACAAAAATATATATAGAACAGAATCGGCATCTAAAGAAATAAAATGTGATTTAACAGGTAATTATTACAATGGAAGTTTTGGAAGTTCATCAAATAATATTAACTTAAAATATAGAACTAGAATAAAAGAAAGGATTTGGAGTGATTATACAACAGTATTCCCCACATTAAATGGCAATACATTTAGTTATAGTGCATCAATAGGAACATCATTTGATATAAATACAGAATATGAAGTAGAATTTGTAATTTCTGATGAGTTAACAAGTGATAAATTAACAAAAATAATAGAAAAAGGTATTGGAGTTGTTGAAATAGGAGAAGATTTGGTTAATATCAATGGAGAATTAACTGAAAACGATAATATAGTTGGTGGTTACGCAGTTGGTGATCTATATATAACAACTAATTCTTCAAATGATCCTAATGTTAGATTTCCAGGAACGACATGGGAACAAATAAAAGATACATTCTTACTTGCTTGTGGCGATACATATGAAAATGGATCTACTGGTGGAGATGCAGAAGTAACATTAAAAATTGAAGAAATGCCAGTACATAAACATACAATTAATGCAATAAATAGTGCAAATGCAAACGGCACATATCGTGCTTGGGCACAAAATGGTTACTCGGCAACTCAAACGGCGGTTGCTGAGACTGCAATGGAAAATGCAGGCGGCGGACAACCACATAACAATATGCCGCCATATTTAGCAGTATATGTATGGGAAAGAACTGCTTAAAAAAGAAAGAGAGGTAGATAAATATGACATTCGATCCAGATACAAAAGAGATAGCAATAAATCGAGGTTCTAGAGGAACAATAAAACTTACTAATTCCGAAGGAAAATTTAAGGTAGGAGATAAAATAAAATTTTCTATAGTAGAAAGAAGACATTACGAAAATGTAGTTTTTCAAAAAGAATATATAGTGACTGAAGAATCTTCAGTTTTTTATTTGACTTTAACAAGTGAAGATACAAAAATTGGAGATTTTATAAATAGAGAAAAAAAATATTGGTATGAAATTGAATATAACAACGAAGTAACTTTAATTGGACATGATAAAGATGGAGAAAAAGAATTTATTTTATATCCAGAGGCAGGAGAGAAAAACGGAGGTGATAATTAATGAATATAGAGGAAGTAATAGAAATAGAAGTACAAGCTGAAGAGTATGGAGCAAGAGGATTAAGTGCATATGAAATTTACTTACAATCTGGAGGAACATTATCAGAGGTAGAATGGTTAGAAAGTTTAAAAGGGGACAAAGGAGATACTGGTGAGCAAGGAATCCAAGGTGAAAAGGGTGACAAAGGAGAAAAAGGTGACAAAGGTGATACAGGAGAACGAGGTCCACAAGGTATTCAAGGAATTCAAGGTGAACCAGGTCCACAGGGAGAAAGAGGTCCAGAAGGACAACAGGGACCGCAAGGAGAGCGTGGCCCACAAGGGCCAAAGGGAGATAGTGGTTTAACAGAAGAAGAAATACAAGCACTGATAGATGAGAGTATCGGCTCGATAGATATACCCGAGGCTAGCGGTGAAAATGAAAGTAATATTTTCACAATAAAATTACCAGCAATGCCTTATTCTAGTACAACTTTTTACCCCGCTGATTTAAACGAAGAACAGTCTAATTCTATTGTTAATATGGTTAGAAATGTATACGACAAAAACATTAAGAAACCGTTATTAGAAGTAATACCAGAAAAATCTACTGATAATAAATTTATGGGTAGTTTATACGGTTTTGGCGGTTTGACATTATTCTCGACACATAATTTTATTTCTAAACCAACAAGTACTGGTAATAAAGCATTTGAGTTTATAGGGTTATACATTTCAAAAGAAAGTTTGGCTGTTTCGTCAGTGGTAGCCGTAATGATGTTAACAATTAATTTTCATTACAACGTAGACACCGACGAAATAACTCCAAATGGAAATATTTATATGTCTAAGGTGTATGAGTTATTAAATTACGAGAAAGCAAATGATAGGTATTTATCTAAAACAAATACAACATCATATACACCGACAAAAGACTATCACCCAGCGACTAAGATATATGTTGATGATACTTTAAAAAATGTTGATTTAAGTAACTATGTAACAAGAGAAGAATTCAACAACACAATAGGAGATATAGAAACTATATTACAATCATTAACAACACTAGATACTGCATCATTATTAATGGATGTAATTGATACTAATTTAAGTGATAAAACACTTAAAGTAGATTTTGGTTCATATACAAGTGATGAATTACTTAAAGCCATTGGTGCAAAAGATGAAAACGGTGGAATGACAGCCGAAACTATGAGTGAATACGGATACTTTGGAATGGGTGACGGCTTTCAACCAACTAGTGATACGGTAATGTTAGTAGGTATGACTGGTGGTATGGTTGAGGCGTTCGGTAAAACATTGAATGTTGCCGACTTCAACGGATCTGACTATTACTTATTAGTAATCAAAGGCGACAATATGTTTACTGGTGAAATAACACCTATTGCTAATATGTCAACGTTAAATGTATACGATAATTTTGTATTCCCGTCTAATATGACTAGTAACAATATGATTGAGGCATATACGGACGGTGTTTTAGGTAGTGTTGAAATAGATAGCGACAACATTATATGGAACTGCTTAAAGGTGGTGGAATAATGGCTGTAAGTGATTATTTAAAAAGTTTACAAAAGGATAAACAAACACTGGTAGATAACTTGGTAGCAAAAGGAGTAAATGCAACGAGTAATGAAACATTTACTTCTCTTGTGCCTAAAATAAATGATATTAAGAGTGGTGGAGACGAAGAATTAGAAGCAAGTTTTATGAGTAGTATAGATAATAGTTTAGGAGCGAATGTAACAAAATTACCTAGTGGATTAACTTCAATAGGGAATAATGCCTTTCAAAGTTGTACCAATCTAGAGTTAACAGAATTGCCTAATGATATAACTTCAATAGGTAATAGTGCCTTTTACAGTTGCTCTAAATTAGCGTTAAAGAAACTACCAGAAAATGTAACTTATATAGGTAATAATGCTTTTTATAATTGCGATAATCTAGCATTAGAAGAATTGCCTAATGGTATAACTTCAATAGGGAGTAACGCTTTTCAAAGTTGCGAAAAAATACAATTAACAGAATTACCCGATGGTATAACTTCGATTGGCAATAGTGCATTTGCCAATTGTACTAATTTGGCACTAACAAAATTACCTAGTAATTTAACCACATTAGGAAATGAATGTTTTATGAACTGTCGTAATATAACTATAAACGAAATACCTAGTGGCGTAACTCAAATAGGCACATATTGTTTTTATGATACTAAAAAAATAACAAATTTGACAATTAATGGAACAATTAAAACAATACCAAGATATGCATTTTATACTTCTGGATTAACAGAATTAATAATTAATAGTCCAGTAACTACAATAGCAGATAACGCATTACAACATTGTTCAAATTTATCTAAAATAGTATTTAATAATATAACATCAGTTCCATCATTGGGTTCTACATCGTTATCTGGTACGGCTATTGCAAGTGAAAATGGTTATATCTATGTACCAGATATATTAGTAGATAGTTTTAAATCTGCAAGTAATTGGAGTACTTATGCAAGTCAAATTAAACCAATAAGCGAGATGGAGGATGCATAGTGGATACAGAGTATATTGAAAGATTAGTAGAAGTAGAACAACGAAGCAAATCAAATACTAAAAGATTAGATGAAGACGAAAGAAAAATTGATGATATACATAATCTAGCACTGTCGGTAAGAGATTTGGCTACAGAGGTTAAACTAATGAGAGAAGATTTGAATAAAATGGACAAAAGAGTTTTAGCAATAGAGGACAAGCCTAATAAAAGGATGGACCAATTATGGGGATTTTTAATGTCAGCATTAATTGGTGGATTAATTAGCTATGTCCTTTTTAAATTAGGATTAAAGTAGAAAGGAGTAACATTAATGACAAAGAAATGGTTAAAATGTGCTCTAGTAAGAGCAATAAAAACAATAGCACAAACTGCAGTTGCAACGATAGGAACAAGTGCATATATAAATGAAGTTAATTGGATGTTAGTTGTAAGTGCAAGTTTATTGGCTGGTATGCTATCAGTATTAACAAGTGTAGCAGGAATTCCAGAAGCGAAAGGGGAATAATAGATGAAGGTATTAAAGAATTATCCACCACATTTAACACAAGGATATAAATCAAGTCATACAGGTAATGATATAGTAGGTAGAAATCCAAAAGGTTATAACGATTTAGATACAATCGTAGCAATGGAAGACGGAAAAGTTACACAAGTAATAAACAACTGTAATGTAAATACAAGTGGTTCTAAAGACTATAATAGTCCATATAAAGATACAAGTAATCCAGGAAATATGGTAGTAATAGAACATGCGAATGGTTATAAGACAAGATACTTACATTTAGGATATAAAACAGTTAAGGTAAAAGTAGGACAAAAAATAAAAGCAGGACAAGAAATAGGTTATATGGGAAATACTGGCTACAGCTTCGGAGGGCATCTTCATTTAGATGTCCTTTTAAACGATAAAAAAATAGATCCATACGACTATGTATTCAAAGGTAAGGAATTCCTTACTCTTCCTAAACCAGTTAGTAGAGATGAAACAACAGATCAAATTCAAGTTATAGAAACACAATTAAGATGTAGAACAAATCATAATACATCAGCAACAGTAATAGGATTTTGCCCAGTTGGAATCTATAATATCCTATATCATTATAACGATGGTACTTATGATTGGTATGAAATAGAAAGTGGCAAATGGATTGCAACAGAAGGAACATGGGCAGTAGTATTAAAAGCAAAAGAAGAAGTTGTTGAAGTACCACAAGAAAATGAAAATAAGGAAGATAGCGAAACAAAACAAGAAGATAATCCAATTACACCAGACCAACCTAAAACCGATGAAAGTAAAGAAAGTAATTGGATTGTATCATTGATACAGATTATAGTTGATTTTATAAAGAAATTATTTACAGCAAAATAAGAATGAGGTAATTAATGAGTAGGCGACCTGGTTCAAAGGCAATTAAATGCCAATTATTTCTAAACTGTGGTAGAGTAGATATGTACAATATGGAAAAGTATGCTAAAGAAAAACTTGTTTTGCACCATCACCCACCGTTTAGAATAACTAAACATACTGTATATGAAGAAAGTTATCTTCTATCAGAAGAAACACACAAAGAACTCCATAGACTAGAACTTGATGATAGAGAAGAATATAATCGCAGAATGGAAATAATAAAAGAAAACAAAAAAATATTAGAGTTGAAAAGAGTCAGGGATTAAGTTCTTTGACTCTTTTTTCTTTACTTTTTAGTTAATTTATGTTATCATATTTAGCCAACAAAGGGGAATAATATGATAGAAAAGGTAATTTTTGATAAAAATATTATATATAAACTAACAAAAAGAAACGATAATAAGTTGATTATTCAATATAATTTAAAAAGCAAAAGAGCGTTCTTTAAAACAGATAAAATGGCGGAAAGAAAAGCTATTTGTATTGATAGAGTGCTAGGTTTGTAGAAAGTTAACTAGAAATTTTTATTGAAATATGATTATTTCAATTCTATAATAAAATTAATAAAAGGAGTATAATATTATACAGTATTCTCTTATTATTATTATAAGGAGAATATCTGAGAAAAACTAAAAGAGGTGATTTATTTATGATGCCAGG